CGGAAATGTTTGCAGTCGAAGCGGCAACGTCAGCTATGTTGCTCTGTCGGGCACCCAGTAACGGGTTTCCGGAAGCATCAGCTAATTGGCTGTCGCCTTTCTTTGGTGCGGCCATAGTAATAACCTCTTTTAAGGAGGTAGCCCCGAAGGGCTACCCACCAGATTTTATCGCTACGGGGCAGCGACCTGCCTACCAGCAGAGCCGAATGGTGCCATGTACTCGACAACGAGCAGGGCAACGCCAGCCGTAAAGGCTGCTGTTTCCCATTCTGCTGTCAAGACGCAGTCGCCATTAGCTGCGAGACCGACTACGCCTGTGGTAATACCATCGGCTATCGGAAGCAAAGCTCCGTCCAGCACGTTGATCTCACCGACCGTGGTCAGTTCTGCTATGGTTCCACCATCCCAAAGGCCGTCAGCGTCATCGACGACGTCAGTCGTCAAGCCGCGTGACCACAGACCGATATCAAGGATACCAGCACCACCACTCGTGAAAGCCGAAACGACTTGGAGTGTGGCACGGACGATGATTGATCCGTAAGGGATAATGTGCGCCTGGGGCGTGGCGATACCGTTAGTGGCCGTAGCCGCGTCAGGTATTTCCGTACCCACGATCTCGGTTTTCACAACGACAACGCCGTTGCCTGAGACCACTGAGGGCGTACTATTATCAGCACTATGGGTTCCGTAACCTACGACCAATCCGTCGAAGGTGTGAGTTGCATTTCTAGGCATGATACTTACTCCTTAAACTTGGTCTGTGTCTGTGAGAACACAGACAAGATTTTCAGGACGGTACACTTTTAAGCCATACCGAGCTGTGGTTACGTACTCTTCGCGTTGCTTCTTGTAATTGTAGCCACCATCGACCTTTGGCATCTGCCTCATGGCACCCATGTACGGGAGCAAGTCAGCTGAAGCCGCAGAGAAGAAGGTGTTAGCCTTACCAGCAGCAGTCGTGAGAGTAATGGTTTCGTTGGCGGTCGGAAGGTAGTTGGAAACGAACACGTCGAAGCCAAATATATTCTTAACGAAGTTCATGCCATTAGCGATACCGCTTGTGACAATTCCTTCCCAACGAGGGTTGTTGGACATGTTGACAATGTTCGTCAGCGTGTTGATCTCATACTCGACCGATGGGTCAACTATGGCAATCAAGTTGCTAGACGGCACATTAGCTTTCTTCAGGCCGTAAAGGGCCTTAGCAAAGTCAGCTATTGCGATTGTCTCATTCGTACCCGTTCCTATGAACCGATGCTCTGCGCCGTTGATGTCGTTATCATCACTGGCCGTTTGACCACCACTGGCACCACCAGCGGCGAGCGCTAGGACGTCAGTTTCGATCTTCTCGGCTAAGGCCCGTGCTTGCGACGGCAGGAACTTAGCTTCGAGCTGCGCGGCATAGAACAAGTCTTGCCGTGCTTTTTCGGTTATGTAGTGTCCGGAGCTTGTGTACTCGGAGATAGTGAATTGGAACTCACCTGAGTCAAGCGCATCGAATACAATGTCTGTATCCTCAGCGTAGTCTCGTACGGTTGATTCGCCAACACTCGGGATTGTGAACGTGGTTCCATCAGGAAACTCGCTCAGCCAATTAACCCAACCCTGGGCAGACAGTTCGTCTTGCAGGATTTCTTTGAGTTGCGTACTCCATAACTCTGAACGGATAAGTACAGCACTGTTTCCAGTGTTCATACTCATGTTGCTTTACCTCATTTCAAGGTTTATGGATTGAACTTTTCACCGAGAGCCGTCGCATCCCGAGCCATAGAGGCTTGGAGACTCGTATCGTTCAACCACTTCTTAACACCCATTTCCTTGCGGAGATTATCGTAATGGGCCTTGGTCTTATGACCTTCGACTTCCAATACAACATTGGGCAGAAGCTGTGTCTGAGTATTTATCCCCGGTAGGGATGTGGTACTCTTCGGTGCTTTGCTAGCATCAAGCTCCATCAGTTTGGCAAAGGCTTTAGGTGATTGTTCGCTCAGGCTGCCTAGCGCTTCGGGCGTCGTACCCAAAGCTGTGGCGCGCTCTGCTATATAGGCTTTAGCGACTTCGACGTCGCCTCCCACCTTGTCCAGTACTAGCGAGTTCCCCAGTTCACGATTCGTGGAAGCCGTAGCTTCCGCTGAATCTCCACTGATTATAGCTCTTACTTTAGCTTGAAGTTCCGCATCCGTCATCGGTTTGTCGCCCTCTTTGGGTTCGGTTTGTTGTGAAGCCTTAATCGTTTCGATCAAGTCGGCGATTGTCTTGCCGTCGTCTGCTGGTTTCCCAGCTTCCTTCAGCGCAGCGTTCTCCTCTTCGAGCGTCTTGATGTGTTCGTCTGATGCAATCTTCCCCTTTGCAAGGGCATCTGCGTCAGCGAACTTCTTGCCTTCACCGACCAGCGCTTCAAGGGCACTGGCTCCTTCGCCGGGTTTGTCACCCGTGAAAATATCGTTCGACATAGTTGGTCTCCTATGGTAATAGTTTTGCGATTTGTCTTAAGGTTTTCCTCGCACTGGCGTTGGCTATCGCTCGCACCTGCCAGTCCGGTTTTTCAAAATTCTCGTCATCCCTCATGGTACGGTCTATCATACCATCGAGGATGTCGCCTAGTCTCCGCGTCATAAGCGTGGAGTTCTTCAAGGCAACCTCTGTGGCTGCCATGGCTTCTGCTTGCTCGTGCTTAGGCAGGAGCCTGTCTTCTGCGTACCATTTTGAATCCATTAGTTGTCCACCAGTATCAGGTCGAATCCTGCGCTCACGTGTGCGGCCTTGCCGACCGTGGTCGCTGTCATATAGATATCTGTGCGTTGTAGAAACTGCACGTACGGATTGAAGTCGTGTTGGAACTGTCCTCCTGTCGGTACACCAACGGTGTGTTTGAGTTGTCCAGCCCACACATTGAATCTGTCTGCTCCGTACAACTTAACATCCAACGACGTTGGGTTCTGGTTCGTAGCCGGATGGTGATGGCTGTAGTAGTTCGTTAGGTATGCCGTCTTGCCATTCGGTACGGTGTATATCGCCATCGTCGTCTGGTTCTCACCAGCGGTGATGATCGCGTAATCCGCGTTGTTGGCTGCGTTGTGGACACTGACGATCTGATCTGTGACTACATCAGCGAGAACTCTCGCACGGTGTACCCGAATCAATGGCGTAGTCAAGGTCACTGGCGTACTTGTATCCGCAGCATTCAGCGTGGCGTTCTGTGTGACTGCGTCCCAGTTCGCATCCAGTCCTTGGATTTCGATGACCTCGCCTTGCATCGCAGCTTGGTCTGCTTTCTGACTGACGCTGACCATCAGCGCTGTCGCTGGGAATGGGTACAGGTTCGACCCTTCCCATATAGTCTCCGTGGAGTCAGTCGCTACGTCATGGTTCTCCCCGAACTTATTGATACAGCTGATGCCTAGATAGGCACCCATCGGTATCAACAACCGGTCATCTATCAACGGATGCAGGTTAGGATCGAGTGGCTTACCTGTCACTACTCTTCTTCCTCTGGGCCGAGCGTGGCAACGTCCTCTTCAAGCTGTCTGTCGGCTATCTCACCTGCGCCTTCTTCCTGCGCCAGTGAGGCGAGAGACTGGGTCCGCTTCAGTTCAGCTACGCGGATGTTCTCCTGCACCAGCTCAAACTTCTGCAACCCGAGGTTTTCTTCCATCAGCTTCGCGAGCTTCAGCCCGCTGATGTGTGTGACCACAGCCTCATCGGCAAAGGCCGGTGAGTTCATGAACCCTAGTAGGTTCTGGACCGTCTGAGCTTGCTTGGCAAAGTGCCGCGCCCCTATGGGGTACAGCTTGCCCTTGGCTCCGATGTCCTCTGGCGTGATCTTCATGAACTGCTCGATGGCGAAGTCAGGGTCAAGGACCTTGATCAGCTCCACGGAGTTCAGGTTTCGACGCGCACTCTCAAGCATCTGGTTCAACAGAGGCTCTACGAAATGCTCCTCGAAGTATGTGATCTTCTGCTGGAAGATACGACCTGACGCATTCGCAAGTGATTGCACCTCGAACGCTGTCTTCTCGCCTGGGGTGCGTATGCCCATCGCTTCGCGTGGGGCACCTACCAGCTCCTCCATCTTCTGCATCAATGCGTCCACTTGGAACTCTGCGTTCAATGCCATCGGGTCCGGACTCAAGACTTCCACCTTGGAATCCACGTCGCCGAATATGCGTTCGCCAGGACCCCACTCCCAATCCTCTACCAACCCGCGTTGGTACACGACTGGGTGCGCGATCTGATCGAACACATCCGCCTTGAGGTTCTCAAGGTGGTCAATTCTGTACTGCATACCGACGAGGTTGTCCAGTGGCCCCATGGCCATCAGGTTATCCGGTCGGAGTCTCCACCCTACGTGTTCCTTGTTGCTTCTTCCCAGCCAACTGTCCATTGGCTCGTCGGACACAACTTTCCGTCGATCCATGACAATGACTCTACGGTTGGACTGTACTTCGCCAGTGTCTTGGTCGTAAGTGTCGCCCTCAAATTCGAGTAGCTCGACCATGTCGGAGGAGTAATATCCATTTAGATTTCCGAACCCATCAACAGCAATGCCTTCGGATTTATCGAGGTCGCTGTCTGCGTAGGCCGATAGCGCACCCCTAGCTTCAATCGTGTTACCGAGAGCCGCGTTGACCCACGCAAAAGCGGGATCAGTCTCCGCAGCCTTCTTAAGGCTTCCGAGGGAGACAACGGTACGTGTAATCTTAGCTGCATTTGCGAAGTCTGAAGCGGAGAGGTCAAATAGTATATCAAAGGGTGAGAGGCGATGCGTCTTCGGCCCGACATACACGCTGACTGATGTTCCATCTGCGGTCGTGTGAACATCGTTTTCATACGTAACTTCGCCGAAGGCGTTACCGTAATCAATGTAGTCATAGAGTGCCTCGCTGATTGTCTTCTTGAATCCAGACTCTCTGATCTTCTGCTGCATGTATGCTTCGATCAGCCCAGCTGTTTCCTTAGTGGCTGCGTCCTGGGTGGCTGCTTGCCACTTGAACCAGTTGTCGTTCGGGAACAAAGCCGCCATGTAGTTGGCATGGAGGTTGTCCCTGATCTGACAAATCTTGGGGATGCTGGTGCTGTTCTTCCAGCCCGCCTTGTTGTTCGACGTAGTCGTGGTGTCGGTCTGGAAGATGTAGTTCCTCAGTTCCTTCATGTCGAACTCCCACTGCTGTCGGAGTATCCGCCATGCGGTGTACTTGTTCGTGACGAAGTCGGCCATACTATCTGACCGGAGGATCGTATTGATCTCCTGAACCTTCTTTGCTATTCTAGGCATGTGCGGCTACGCCTCCAAATCTGGGGTGTGTGAGAATCTTCTTCTCGCGTTCTGTCCTACGCACAGGCGGGGCTTTGATTATGCCCATCACTTGATGCAACGCATCTTTGATGTCGTCGTGTGCAGGATTATGTTGAATGAGTTCTTGTTCCAGTTCCTCGCATAGCCCGCCAGCGAAATGCCAAATGGTATGATTCTCATAGCGTGGCGTGAGCGCAGCGTGAATGCGTTCTTCCTTCGTGCCCTCGGTTCGCGTGGGCCGGTACATATCGACAGATAGCAAGAGTCCGTCCTTCCGGATGTCATCTTTGATCCTCTCGGCGATAACCTTCTGTGCGGCTGTAACCTCGCACCTGATCTTGCGAAAGCCCCACTTCATGTGGGCTTCGTGGACCATCTTGTAGTACACCTCGGTCTTATCAGTACGCTTGCGCTTGATATCGAGAATGTAAATGTTTCCCTCGTGATCAACTCCAACGACAACCAAGACCGTGTAGTCAGCGGTCTTCCTGAGTGAAAACGCAAAGTCGAACGCAGCAAACACCGCGAGAGGCTTTCCGTTGTACTCCCAGACGCCTTGGACCCTTTTGAGGAACTCCCTA